CGAAACCAGAGTTCTGCGCGAAGGTTCGCGTAGACATCTTTTCGAGCTGGTCCCTCTGACACTGCTACCCCACGCGCTGGATACCCCTCACTTTTAAGAATATCTAAGCAGCCTGCTCCGACACCTATACTGTCGATCTCAATAGAGTGAGGCTTCTGGTCTGCCGCATCATAAAGCTCGGCAATGCGTCCTGCCAGCTCCACCAGGCTCAGCTTGCGCCAACGGTAGATGGTGGGCAATACCCATCTTGCTTTGCGCTGGACCAGACACGATGAATCGTCTCCATACCGGGCTACATCCACCCCCCAGATGATGGGGTAGTTGACCATGATCTTGACCTCTCGCTTCGTGGCATCCATCACCTTGCTATGGCTGATGATGGCATCACTATCGTGCAGAGGCCACTCCCCCTGGACTCGGATTCTAAATTGATTGCTCTCCTCTCCATACTTGGAGCGCACCTCCTCGATGTAGTCCTGACTGACCAAAGGATTGTCCAGGCAGCTGACGTGCATCGTTTTCCAAGATTTGGCATGAACTGTATGAGAGTCAAAAAAGAAGCCCTGAGAAGAGGTAGGATTGCCGAGTAGAATGACGTGCGCCTTGCCCCCGGTGATTTCTCCACCACCAGCCATTGAGCCATAGGCTGCTTCCCAAACAGCCTGAGGAACGCCTGCAGCCTCATCGATGCAAAGCATCGTGTTGAGGGCATGGAGTCCCTGCAAGGCGGATGGGTTGTCGAGCCGGGCAGTGCGGTAGCTGATGAAGTTGCTTTCCGGAGCGGAGCGCAGCTCGATCCGATCCGACTTGACCTCGAGCAAATCTCGAATGGGATCCGGTAGGCGATTGATCCACTTCTTGGTCTCGGCAGCCAGAGCATCAAAGATCTGAGCTGCACTCGGGGCAGTTACCGCAATCTTGGTGTCATAGTGGGTGAGCAAAAACCAAAGATTGGCAAAGGCGCAGGCTGATGATTTCCCACAGTTGTGCCCACTTCGGACACTGATTCTTCGCTCCCCAGCTGCTAACGCTTCGAGCAGCTCCGCTTGCCACTTGAGTGGCGTGACCCCTAAAACGTTCTCACAAAAACTTACCGGGTTCGGTCGATAGACCTCCATAAACTCAATGAATGGATTTGTCTTAGACATCTTCCCAAATATCTATAATTGCCTTACCTGGTCGCATCACTGCACCTCGGTCAATGATTAGGTGGTCTATTTGCGAATCGTTTGGAAAAACTTTTTTATGCTCTAAAAGATCGATCAGGGCTTTCAAATAGTTGTCAATATCCCTGGAAGCTTTGGTGGGAGGATGCAACATGATCTTGATCCAGATCCTTGCATCCTGATCAAAAGGTTGGAGTCCATCGGGAGGCCAGTGGCAAATCAATCCGGATTTGCGGAATTCCCGGCCTTTCTTGCTGAGGATCGTCCTTCCTCGGAATTGCCGATACAAGGCATTGACCGAGGGAGGCCAGACACTCTCTAGTTTCGTTCTATTCAAATCTTGAAAACTCTGGTCTCGCTTTTTCTCATAAATTCATCACAGATCTCCGGGTGTGCTGCCTTCAGAGCCTTGGTGTCCAGAGTATTGCGCTCCTGCGTCTTCCAGGTGACCAAAGGCTTGTCCTGGCAGAGCAACACTGCTGTTTCGCCCATCTTCGACTTCAACTCCAAGATCAGATCTCGACTCTCCTGGTACAAACCCCCGAGCTGCTTGTAGCGATCGATGATCTGCAGCTCCTCGGCTGTTGCTTCGCGTTTCAGCTGGTTGTCTTTCGGATACTTGTAGTCCAGATCTGCTGCACACAAAAAAGGAGGTTCCTCCCTTTTTTGTACCAGCTCCCAGAAGCTTGAGGCAGCTTCCATCAGCTCCCTTTGGCGAGTCTGCTGGGCTAAGCATAGCATGACCCTAACCTCGGCATCATCACGCAAACCGACCGCATAGTAACAACGATCCTTGCCTGTCAAGAGCATGTAGGTTTGCATCTGCCAAAAATGAGATGGAGGGCACATCTGCACATTGCCAAACTCCCAGTGAGAAAACTCAGCTCCATCAGGGCCATAGTCCTTGCGATTCATGCTCTTGGTACACTTGACCTCCAGCACACTCTCCTTGTTCAACCCATCGACATGCCCCACCAGGAAAGCAAGCATGGGATGCCTAAAACGCTTCCGGACCTTGCGCCACTTCAAGCCAGTGCGCTCCTCTGCCTCTCGCTTGATATGATCCTCCATTGCTTCCCCAAACCGGGTGAATCGATTGCTCTCCATTGGCTCGATCTCTCCAGTTTTCTCCAACCATAGCTCATAGGGAGACTTGTAAGGATTGGCTCCCATGATCACCCCAATATCACTGCCACCCAGGAAAGATCTCCGCTCCTCTGCAGTAAATGGCTTAGCTTGCATCGCGTAACTCCACCTTCTCGAATTTGTCAAAAGGAATCATCAACACTAGCTCTCGCTGAGATTCCACAAAACTCGCGTTGTAAAAGTTTTTCTCCGGGAAGGCATGGAAGAAATAATACTCCCCCGGAGGATCCGGCCTCCACCGAAACACAAAGGTTGTAGGAATGTTGGTTGCGTAAAAAATATCCCGAGCATGGACAAACTTGTGCAGCGTGAGCGGTAGCCGCAAATCGGCCTGCCGCTCCGGTGTCCTCCGCAAAGATGGATCCTTTAACGATTTGAACTCCACCAGCTGGTCAATGTGCCCATCTGGACCAGCACAACAATAGTCCAAAATCCGAGCATCCTGGAGCTTGAGCAGCTTGCGCCCATAGGTGTAGTAGTACCTCGAGGAAAACTCCTCTTCCTCCTGGATCGAGCTTGCATTGGTGCCCCATAGTTGTCGATTGCCTTTAAATTCAGCCATGCTTGCTTCCTATTCTTTTTGCTAGAGAATTCTAGTAAGTGGGAGTGGGGGAGCTTCGATCTGGCGGAACCCAGTAGGAGAGTGGAGTACCCTACCAGGTTGATCGTTATCGCTTACTCTCGAGGATCCAATCAGGAGAAAAAACTACAAAACAACTGATCAGTGAGACTTGCCCCCAGTTTGCTACGCAAATCAAAAAGCTAGGTCTTGAATTGACCCACTCGCTTGATCAGCTCCTTTGCCATCTCATCTTCCAACACCAATATCGGGGGAGCATTCCTCGCGGCATGAATTGCCACCGTGTCCTGCTGCCAACATCCGCATGACCGCACTGGCTTGTTCTGCACACCCTTCCGCAACACGGGACCACGTTCATAGACCTCGTTCCCACAATCACACTCGCAACGCCACACCGCTGCCTTGTTGCTATTCTTCCTTACTCGCTCATAGTCCGGGCCACTGTAAATGCGCTCCTTGACCACCAAACGTCCGTAACGATTGCCTAACTCATTGATCTCTCTCATCTCCCTCTCTGCTTGCAAAATCGACAAATGGATGAACCTTTCCGGTAATACAAGGGCTCATTCGGATAGGCATTGTTGCATCGTCCGCAATAACGTAGTGCCTTGTCATCTGGCATGGCCCGGATCCGCTCCGCTAGCCTCTGGCTCAGTGGAAGGCGATCTGTTTGGAAGAACATCATTGGCTTCTCCTATTTTTGAGTATCCTCGACCAGGTGTGCGAATGCTTTGCTCCCAGTATCTTTTGCCATCTTCGTCTTCAGAGTAGAAGATCGTTACATTCCAATTGTCGAAAGGAATGACTAGCTTTTTGTGATCTGTGACAAAGTGAGCTAGGACGTTTTGTACATCCGGGTTTTCGTTGGTGGTGCGGATGTCATCGATTAAATCGGGCATTTTGCTGTTTTTGAAAATTTTAAAAATTGCAGATAGTCAGTTCTATCGTGCAGTTTGAAAAAGAATTTTGGCTATCTGTGGGCAAATCGAGTTGCCTAAAGCCTTTACTCGCTCCACCCTGTTGGGTAGCCCATCAACCACTCGCAAAACATCGGGCTCAGTTTGCCAGTTAGGGAACTCCCCTCTTTTACCTGTGCGCAAAGATAATATTTCTTCATCATGTTGATTTGTGACTTGCTCCCAACTGGGCCGCAATCCTTGTACTCTGATGCCCTCGGGGTTCCCCACATCCTTGGCAATAATCCAGACTCTAGATCTTCGTTGGTGAGACATCTGGGCTGCAGCTGGTATAACAATCGGCCTGCAGGCGTATGAGATACTTTCCAAGTCAGCCAGCACTGCATCGAGACCCAGTGTGATGTGCCCAACAACATTCTCAGCCAAAACGAAAGCGGGTCTTGCGGATGCAATGACTCTAAAGCCTTCTTTCCAGAGATCACGGTCATCTTTCTTGCCTCTGCGCTTCCCGGCATAGCTGAATGGTTGGCAGGGATATCCGAGAGTGATCCAAGTAACTCCATTGTATGATTCTCCATCCAGGTTTCTGATGTCTTCATGAACTAATACTCCAGGGAAATTTTTTCTTAAAATTTTTTGCGCATATGGATCAATCTCGCAAAATGCAATTGTTTTTATGCCTGCCATCTCAGCTGCCAGTGCAAATCCTCCAATGCCTGAAAAAAGATCTAGATGTGTCTGCATTTTGAAAATTTTAAAAATTGGCTGGTGGGGGTACTAGAATAATAAAGGCCCGGGTCCGGGTGCCCCCCGGGGGGGTCTCGCCTGATCCTGGCGGCTGTTGCCCTTTTTGTTGCCCTTTTGCTTGATTTCACCGCTAATCCCTTGTTTTTCTAGGGATGTCGATTCCTTATCTAGCCACATTATCTGTTGCCCTTTTTCTGTTTATCGCGTCAATATCGTGTTCATGCTTTGTAAGTCACTGATATTATAAGTGTGGTTGAATGATTGTTAGTCAGTGACCGAGTCGTCGTCTTGGATCGTGCGCGAGATGCTTTGCGACTCGATATGTTGGCGAGGATTAATCTCCCTTATCCTCCCCTGATCAGCCAACCGTTTAATCGCCTGTCGATGTTCTTCCGTGAGATCTCTCGTCTGCACATCCACCCGTTGACGATCGCCAAACTGATCTGGATTATACTTAGCAGCCAGCCACTGATACGTCTGGATAGCGACATGCGCTTTCTTTGGATCGGGATCCTCAGCTTCCGATTGATCGAGTGCTTCGGCATTCCCTCGAATCTTCGACGCTAGCTTGTAGGAGAACTCCTGCAATGCCTGTTGCTGTTGTTTATGCCTCTCTGGATTCTTCTTAATCCAATCGTAGTAAGTTCGATAAGGGATCGCATACTCATCGAGGCAAGCCTTGATGTGTCCATATTCGCTGAGCTTCTGAAAGAATTCTTCCCACCACTCATCATTTACTCGACGAACCTCGAAAGCTTTTTCCTTGTCCTCTCTGGTGATTCTTCTGGGCTTGGGAGCTTTTGCCATGATTACATCCTTATGCTTTGTTGACCTAATGTTGAGTACCTCTCTTCTACACTCTAAATATCTATTATTATTATATATATTATATATATTTATATATATGTAGAGTAGTATAGAGAGATAAAAGAAAAGAATATAATAAAAGGGTAATAAGATGGATATAAATAGAGAAGGATCCATACAAACTCGACAAATGATGATTTGATCATTTTATCTAATAAGATCATGAACTTGTCTTGTCGAATGAGCTGGTCAACGCTCATCGACAAGCTCGACTTTCGACTTACTCTTCGGCTTTCCATTGATCCGGATCTTTCCTCCGATTTGTAGAGTTTCGAGAGCATAATCATACTCAGCTGGACCACCATCTAAGATCTTGCTATTGATCAGAGCCCGATAATCGACAAGACCACCACGTTTCGCGATGTATTTGATGACCTTGCCGAGCTTATCCTGGAGAGGACTTACGTTGAATTCTTCCTGGAGTAGGAGCGTAGTGGATTGCATCGCATAGGAGAGGATCTGCCAGGCAGACTGTAGAGCCTCTTTTGAGGGCTCTACCTGCCTGCAATCGATAACCTGCTGAACGATCATCCCCAGCTTCAGAAGAGAAGGAGCCCATCGCTTTGCCCAGATATCGAGATAGGGCTTGATCGCAGGATCTGACTGTTTACAGTGGCCCAGGATCCGATCATGGAAGCATTCATTGTAGAACGTCTTTGCATCGTGACTCAGTCGATCGCAGCTCCCGAATCGCTCAGGACTATTGAGCAGCTGATCACAGAGCTGACCGAGGAAGATATAGCTAGGCCAATGTTCCTGATAGACCTTAGCAGCCTTCACAGGCAACGCATTCGGGACTTTCTCCCCGTCATCAGCTGGAGGTAGGAAGAATAGGAAACGAGCCAGGAAGCCCGATAACATGTCCTCCTGAGTGATGTGAGGCTTTAGAAACTCCTTCGTTGACACCCCCATGATGCTCACATAGGGTCGACGTATCGGCTTGCAGCCTCTCCCTCGGGTACGCTCCTCGAAATCATCAACCACGTCATAGATCGAGGTCAGCCTGGACTTCATCCCATCATTGAACTTGGTGTTGACCATCGAGAAGAAGCTCTGCATCTCTGACTGAATAAACAATCCACCTCCCTGCTCATCGAGGGAATCGATTAGAGCTTGCCAGGTCAAAGTATCCGGGAGCTTGCGCTTCTTCTTCCTGAGCTGAGCTGGATCCTCACCATCGGAGATGGCTTCCGCCATTGCGATTGCTTCGTCATAGTAGTCATCGCGGACCTTGAGCAGCCGAGTCCCATATCTCAACCCGGTGCTTTTGTAGTCACCGGATTGAGCGATCACAATGCTCCAGAGATTGCAGTAGAGATGCTGGAAATAATCAGGGATGCTGATGCGGTGCATCGCATAAGCGGAGAGTGTCGAAATAATCGAGATGGTTGGCACAATCGGGGAGCTATCGGTGACCTCGCTGATGTCTTTGACATACTCACAAAGGGCATCCGGTAGACAATGCGGATCGAAGGGAGGCAGCTGCTGTTTCTGCAGATATTGTTCTGCAAGTCTTTGATGCTCAGGCCTCTCCTGGTTCTGTGCAGATTGCCAGATCTCGATCTTGGTCTCGACCAATTGCCTTGGCTCTACATCCAAGGCTCTGCAGATCTTCCCCAGCTCACAATCATGTTCGCATTGCATCGTGATCCGGTCATCATGCAGCTCCACCAGGAGCTTGCCCTGATCAAGTGGGCAACAGCACCGATAGCGTGAGCTGCTTAATGGCTGGACCTTGTCTGAGCTGCTCTGAAACTTAGAAATCAAGGAGGTGAAGGTTTCAGTTAGATGCATACGATGGATCCAATCATCTCCCCATGAGTTGCATCGTCAATGAAGATCGTTTGCTCTGCCCCCCATTCGGTGTAGTAAGGCACCACTTGCTTGTAGGTCACCCAAAAATTATTGGATCCTCGATTGATCTCCACCTTGGGCAAGGTCTTTCGAGCTGCCCGGATGATCTCGAGCAATCGATCTCGATTGACCTCCTCATCGTATTTTCTTTTCTGCGTAAGGAGATTGGTCAAACAGGTGTAGTGCATATGCTGCACATACCCCTGATTGATCTCATAGAGTGCTTTCTTCCTGCTGAGATCTTTCTGAGCCCAGTGGATGGGTATACCAGCCAGGACAAACCATTCTTCATGCTCTTGGCCCCAACGAACCTCAGCAGGTCGAAATCTTCTCACTGGAATCGATTCTCCCTCTGCTCAGGTTGTGGAGTCGCCATTGGCATTGGTGGGAGTTTGTCGACCTCTGCTGCAATCTCCTCAATCACCAGCCGATCATAACCGTTGCCCTTCTCTCCATTCTTGCGGAGAGCAATTGCCAAGGGCTTTTCGCAGAGTGCTTCTGCTAGCTTGAGCAGCGTCAAATCTGTGTTGACCACCCCGAGAGTGTCGCGGATTTTCATGATCAGCTCCTTGCCCTTGCGGACCTTCCAGCTTTGCTCCTTATCGGCATGAGCGTAGGTTGCCCATTGGTTGTAGCTCCCGTAGTTATTGGAAAAAACCAATCGGATCTGTTTTTCCCCATCTCTTTCCGGTTCCACAATGATGTCTGTGATTTTCACACTGTGATTGCCTGCTTTCAAACCACTACCTCCCAGGTTTTCATCCCAGGCCAATATCATCTCATCAAGTCCTTTCATTATGCTCCTTTACATAGTCAACATAGTCTTCCCAAACCTGGGCGATTGCTGCAGATTCCTCCAACATGATCGTTGATTGCAGCTCTAGGCTTTTCTCGAAATTGCGGATGCTCATTTCCTTGTAAACCTCAAACTGCTTAGCAAGGATATTAGCGACTCTCTCGGCATTCCCCGTAGGCATGGGAATGTCCTTAAAGTATCTTTTCACTTGGCTCCTATAAGTTTAAAAATGCCAGGCCAGGTAGGATCGAGAATGGGCTCCTTCAGAGCGAACCGATTCTTGGCCTTGATGTCTGCAGACTCGGTGACATGCATCACCCGAGTTTGCGTCTTGGTTACCCCACCATCTCCATCACTCGACTTTTCAAGCGATAGGTTGCCCCAGAGATCTACCCACTCCGCGATGAGATCCTGAGCTTTCTGATGGAGCCTGGCCTGCGCTTGCTCATGCTCAGGCAGGCTCGGATCCTTAACCACCTTGTATCGGCTATGCCCATACATGATGACGTGGTGCCCTTTGCGAACGATCTGGTCTAACCTGTTGAGCAGCTGCTTTTTGATCTCATCACAAAGAGCATCCTGCCCACCTCCCCAGGGCACTTTCCTCAGCTCGGTGACCTTCTCTTTTCTGCAAACCTCCTCAGTCAGAATCCTGACTAAGGAAGTCAGGGTGTCGATGTGCAGATTCCCCACTGGCTCGGCAATGAAAGCGTCAAGGAACTGATATAAGGTGTTTGCATCCCAATCCATTGCCGGGATCCTCGGGATGTTATAGAACTTGGCTCCATCATCTAGGTCGAGGAGCCTGCCCTCAGCATCTCCATCAGCGAGATACGTTTTTCCTGCACCCTCGTCTCCACAGATGAGGGCTCTGATTCCATCCTTGGACTTGCCTTGAACTTCAAAGCTTGCCCACTTGGGTTTTCCAGTAGCCATGTTTCTTCCTTCACATACTTTTGAAGTCTGCGACTCCAGTAAAGCCACCCCTCATCTTCGGACCAAACTGTTTTCAGAATTGGATCCTTGGACTCGGTTTTGCTTTTGTAACGATTTCTTTGATACATCAACGAAAATTTGTTGATTATATTGGCGCAACTTGATCATCATCGTAGAACTCTGCTAAGTATTCCCACTTAGGTGGTGGTTGTTCCGGAGGTAGTCTTTGGACCTTCCCTCCAGCCTTGAGGTAACGCTTGATGCTTTCAGAGTAGCCTGATGTCTCGAGAGTATGGGAGACCTCTGCCATTTTTTTGGCCCGGTATTGTTTATCCTTGCAGGAGTGCGAACAATACTCTTGGGTCAGCCATTCTCTGCGACACACCGCATTGCAGTGTTTGCAGATCATTTGATTTTTTTGGAAGATGAAAAGAAGTGGGGTTGCTGAGCTATCATCTACAACGTTAGTAAATTGTAGCCCAGCGTCACTAGGGAGGAACCCGGGGGGATTACTAAGGATAACAAGAGTGTCAGATCTCATTGTGATTTCCTGCCTTCACGTCCATATGTGAATGAGTTTGCCCCCCAGGCAAGGTAATTATCTAAACCCAAGTTTATTAATCAACAAAAATCAAAATTTTATGTATGAACATCAAAAAACACGATATGCACAACTATATGCAGACTTCCCTGGGTGAACACCTAAAAGCTAATGATATCAATCAGAAGAATCTCGCTGAAGCAATGGGGGTCTCTCCCCAAGCTCTATCCTATCAAATCAAAAACAATACTTATCGCATTGCCAATATCAACAAAGCCCTAGAAGAACTAGGTTCCCCCCCATATACCCCCCAAAGCAGCCACCAAGCTGCTGACATGATTGAACATTTTAAAAGAAATATCACAGAATTGCAGGAAACGATCAAGAACCAGGATGTCTACATTCGACGCTTGCTTGATTTACTAGAGAAAAAAAATCAATCATAATCCTAAAAAATCTTGATCAATCAACCATTGGCTTTATAGTTTTTGGTTCTGGTCACATGGTGTGACTAGCCCACCCGTTTTGGGGTGGGGGGAATTGCGACCAAAAACTATGGGGTTCCAATGGGACGTGTAGTGGTTCGTATTGCCGAGCAGCCTGCCAAGGAGCGGTATGTTGGCAAATATCGGATGGACGATGGGTCCATCAAAACCCTCCAGCTCTGCACCTTTGCCGAGCTAGCCAAGCTTGTTGGGAAATCAAGATCTGATTCAAAAAAATCAATCATTCTCGAGGAGCTTTACAACTCTAAACAACCGGAATCCAACAAGACCCCTTGCTCGGTGTCTAGCTGGATTGATCGGTTCCTCTCTGTCATTGAAGCGGATTGCACCGAGCGCACTTACAAGCACTACAAGATCTCTCTTGATTTGCTTCGAGCGCAGAAGTGCCAGAAATTCGACTACTCCTGCATTGTGAATCTGAAGAACAATCTGAAGTCGCGCATGAGGTTGACCTCTGTCAACTCTCATCTGCGATCAGTGCGTAGGTTCGCAATCTGGTATGCCAAGCAAACCAGCACCACTGTGGTAGACGTGGAAATGTATAAGCCTACGGTCAAGACCATCCGGGCTTATTCAGAGGAGGAGATTACAAGGCTGGAAGCGTATTGTCTCGAGCAGCTCGTCAAGGCTCGAGTCGATCGTCGAGCGCATTATCTGTTCACTCTCCGAGCGATTAGCTTTTTGCGTTACACCGGGCTCAGAGGAGCGGAGCTGCTGCATCTCAAGTGGCGTGACGTGGATCTGAAAACAAATCGGATCCTAATCACAGATGATGAATCTCGAGGGCATGTAGTCAAAGGCCGAGCAGCCAAGACTATCCCAATCCCAGAGCCCTTGCTTTGCTACATCCAGGATCATTGTAAAGATCGAGACAAGGATGAATATGTCCTTGGTTGGCAATGGAATTCAATCCATGAATTCTCACGATCGATGAAGCGGATCCAGGACAAATTAGGCATCCAGGGGATCAAGCCCTTGCATGGCTTCCGAGCCTACTACTGCACAAAATTGGCGAACTCCGGACGCAATGCCCTGCAGATCAAGCGATTGATGAGACACACCAGCTTAGAGACTACGAAGCTTTATTTTGATGAGGCTGAGACTGATCTCGATGGTGCAGTCAATGTCTGGTGATCAGTGCCCGGCTTGCAACGGTGACCGGGCCACCGAACTAGGCAAACTCAAAAAATATATTGTCCTGCGATGTAAATATTGTGGGCTCACTTTTCAAAGGAAACGAAGATGAATAATTGGACGAAAATCACTGCACTCAAAGATGTGCATAAGGACCAGCCTTTCCGAGTAGTAGCTGGCCCATCTGGTCACCTCACGGGTGATATCTTTGTCAAGGATGACTTTGTTGAAGAGAAGGATAAGTACGCTTGCCACACCATCGATGCAGTCGAACCTCACGCCTTTGTCAAGAGAGAGAGGTACTTCTCTCCGAGGTTCAAAGTCTATGTGCAGGAGGTGTGATGGATACCAACAACTTCAAATCGAGGAAGCCCTTATCTGCTGTAAAGTTTGGGGAGCCTTTTCGACTTCTCGAGTGGTACATCGACAACCCTGGTGAAGTCATTGAAGCTAGCTTACAGACGATTCTGTATAAACAGAGATATTCTCGATCGGACAAAGCTTGGAAGGTAGGTACTAAGGATGGGACGTTCTATGGGTTGATCGAGCCCTACACGCAAGTGTTAATTCAACCAAGGGTACGCAAAGTCACCTGGTGCAACTAAAAGGAGAGTTATGAAGTATTACGAATATGTGGATCCAGATGACCCACAAAATCAACCGAGCCCAAACGAATCCTGGGATGATTATCCCACTGGATATTTTGAATATGATGATGAAGAAGAGGCAAGCTAGTTCAAGCTGCAGGAAAGACCCCTCTAACCTATAACAAAAACTAGCCTAACCCCTAACCCTGGAGCCCGGGCATTCCTAGTGAGTGACCCGGGCTTTTTTGTGTCCAAAATCGTTTCGTGTTATAACGTGTCCAGCCTACCTGCAATCCCAGTATTTATCTACTGTTATTACTGACTGTTAATCATTGGGTCGCTGGTTCGAGTCCAGCTTGGGGAGCCAACGAAATCAATGACTTACGCTTAATATCCTGCCGAATATCTACCAATTCTTTATACTTTATAGCACGATACAAATCAATAGCTCTGTCGGGTTTGCTACCCCATGCAGAATCTGGGCTCGAGAGCTTTTTCGTGTTTGCTAGTGACCTACCACCAATGTCGTCGTTTCGTGTTCATATCGTGTCGATTATCCCTCGAGTAATCCCTTCATTCTTCTTAGCTGGCTCATGAAATTATCATCATCGAGGTCATACGATCCATCGTTGAAAATAGACTTGGCTTGCTTTGGGTCAAAGATGATGTAGTGGTCGCTAGGGTCGTTAGGGCTTTCGCTATCCATTAAAGTGTTTCGCAAAATGATGCCATCATACCCTTGGCCTTTGAGCTGCTTTTGCAGATTCCTCGCTGCCTCCTCTGCATCTGCATACTCCCCTGTTTTAGGTCTGGGCTTGGGCCACCCCCCTAAGTGCAAACCATAGAGCAGCTCGTAAGCATCTGTGTAACGCTTGTCCATCCAATTTTGTGTGGCTCCCTCCGGTATCTGACTCTCTAGCACATAAGGATTATTGAGCCTCAAGTTGGCAGGAATGTTCCTCCCTCCAGGTGTGGTTTGATCCATTACCACCTTGCGTAAATCCGCTCCAGCAAAGTGATTGCTCACTCTTGGATTTTCAGTGAAAAAAAATCCAAGGTGTGAGGGAATGCTTGGGGTAGCAGATTCCAGGTAATCATTGTCAAATCTATCAAAGTCTGCCTTTGTCCCATGATAGACAATCACGGGCTCCCCATCTTCATCCCGGACTACGGAATCCTGGAAGAAACGCTCGAAGTTCCTCTGGCGTTCTGGCCCCATGATCAGCGTTGGATCTGGTTGATTCAGCTCCGGGGGATCAATCAGCTCAGCCAGCAGCCCACCTCCACGCATTCGAGCCACTGCCCCTGCTAGTGCCTCTGGGATCCCTGGTGCCTCTCGCTCCTCCAGGAGCCCTTGCATCTCTAACTTTTGTCTCATTCATCCTCCAAGAATCCTCGACCTAGTCCATAGCTGAGACCAAATCCTCTTACCCCTCGATTGCGATTGAAGAGAGGCAAGTTGCGTTTGTAGGCTTCCACATCATCAAGCAAGCCAAGCACATTGGCCTGACCTGGGGCAAAAAATCGGGGAGCGAATTGATCTCCGATCTGGCGCAGATTCTTTGCTCTCTCGCGTATGCCTGCCTGACGTAGCAGCTCGTTAGGATTGGCTCGATCAATCATTGTGCTGAGCTGCTCGAACTCATTAGGCTCCGCTAGCATATCACTCGCCAAGCCTTGTCGATTTGTCGTGCTATTGCCGACAATCCCTCGGGTGGTTCTAGTCCTCGAGACCTCGACAGC